CTGCCGTCGAGATGTGTTGCCCTTACCGGACGTTTCTTATTTTTAATTCTGGAATGATACCCATACGACAGTGCGTTTTCAGAAGGCGTCACCCATCTTAAATTAGAAACGTCATTGTTTGAGCGATTCCCGTCTATGTGGTCAACCCAGCACTTTTCTTTGTTCTCTGGTTTTTCAAGAAAAGCATCAGCAACAAGACGGTGTACATGCTTAGATATTGTAATCCTGCAATATCCACCATTTTTGCTAAGCACCATTATTTGTCCGGTGCTATCTTTCTTAACTCTGCCCTTATTGCTGACTGAGTATCCCGGTAAATCGGGAATCTGTTTCCAAATCTCCACGGCTTTTAATCCTTTCAAAAAAAGTTGGTGCGCACTTCCAACTCCGTACCAATAGGCGTTGTACTCGGTGACGAACCGATAGTCGTTTGACCTTCTATACTTTGTATTATATCACAATTTCACCTGCTTTGCAAGTGTAACTTTGATATAGCATAGTTTGGCACAGGATAACCATGCTGTAAAAGCCATAAACAGTTTAGGTTTCCCCTGTTAGCACAACTGTCTCATGCAGCCATTTCCTGCCGCCTTTTCAGTTGCACACCCGTGGTAGGTTCACGCACGCTCACTGCATAATCACTTATGCAGCGGACATTAGATATATCGTATAATTTTGCTTGGCAAAACCGTTATACGCATCTTGGATAGAAGACATCGCCGTGCCCATTTTATTTGAGTTGTCTGACATATCCGAAATGGCAGTGTTCGCAAGCTCTGCCGCTTGTTCCGTATCGCCGCCCAGACTAGACACAAGCGAAGCTGCAAAGGTTGTTGCTGTGTTCATGTACTCGTTTGCAGAAAGTCCAGCCGTTTTATACGCGTCGGCTGCATACTGCTGAACTTTATCGGCGCTGGTTTTATATAGCGTCTCCACGCCACCTACAAGCTGCTCGTAATCTGCATAACTGCTAATTGCTAGTCCCGTCAACGCTGAAATTGCTGTTGCACCTGCCGTAGTAGCGGCAACGGATACTTTCGCAACGTTCGTAGCAACGTTAAAGATGCCTTTTCCAACTGTTGAAGCGGCTGAACCAACCTTTCCGAACAGTCCCGTTAATCCGCTTGCGCTGCTCTTCGCATTTTTCAAGCCTTTCTCGTATTCGCTGGAATCTAGCGAGATTTTTGCAAAAAGGTCAAATACGTCCACTTACTCGCTCACCTCCTGCCGTTCTTTTGTTTTCAATCCATGCCGCGCCGCAAAGCCTTTGAAATCTGCCTGCACCTGTTCTGGTGTCCGCGTATCCACTTTTGGCGGGTGGATAATGTCAATATATCTCGCTGGCCTGTCCGTTACGCCTGTCACAGCTACCACAAGGCTCCACGCACTGTCTGTCATGTACACCTTGTACATTTGTTCTTCAAAATCAGCTTTTAAAGCGTAAGGAAGCGCCGACACAAGCGCCTTTGCGCCCAGTTTCGGCATTTTCAGCAGTACAGGGATTACTTGTTCTGCTCGCCACCGAGATGCGATTTGAAAAAATCAACAAAACCTTTATCGTTCACAAGGTCGTAAACTTGTTTGCAGGTGATAAGGAAATTCTGCTTGCCGATTTCTTCCACCGTCAGGCCGTTGAACGGGGCAAGGATTGCGTACACATCATCGCGGTGCTGCTTCAACGCAATGTTCAGCAGCTTAACAATTTTCGCAAGGCCAAAACGCTGCATTGCAATACGGGTCGTTTCGCCCTTCGGCATCGCTTTCTGCATCTCTTTCACAAGCGTTTCATCATCGATCAGGTTTGTGATGGGCTGCGCGATTTGCAAAACGACTTCCAGCACTTCGTCAGTGCTAAGTTCAGAAAGAATCCGCATCAGGCTTCATCCTCCCCGGCCTTGATATACACTTCGCACGGCACAGTGTCCTGCGCGGTAATGGAGTAGTGCGCCGTGTATTCAAAGCTCATCTGGCCTTTTTCCTTGTCGCCGGTCTGCAAGCTGAAACCGCCGGTGGACAGCGTATTCAGCATGTGGATGGCGCAGAAACCGCCATTCGTAGTTCCGTGCTTGTCGGAATAATCGCACAGCAGCCACAAATCGGTAAAGTCGCTGTCTTTCAAATCATTGCGCGGCGTGATTTTGGAAACCTTGGAAGTGGTTGTTTCATCTGCTGCGCCAAGCATACTTTTTACATTGGCAGGGGATGCCGAAACATAAGTGCCACTGCACTTGACTTCCCAGGATTCAATCTGCTTCAGCTCTTTCATGTTCTTGGGACAGTTGTCGATGTCCTCGCCGAAGTCGGTAAAGCTTGGCACAGCCGTAAAGTTGATGCCGCCAGTCGTAGCGCCCAGCAGCGCACTTTCTTCCGGCGCAGTACCGGCAGTCGGGTCAAACGTAGTTGCAAGATACCCGGCGTTCAGAACCAATTCCTTGAACGCCGATTCGGGGATACGAGTAAATTTCATGCTTTCACCTCAATTTAGGCATAAAAATTCGGCGGTCACGTTGATGTACCGCCGTTTTAGGTTTTTGTCTGTGTCATCTGCCAGTGCCTGGCAGAACGGGGAGCCGCGTTTTAACCAAATCAAGCCGCCATCTACCGGCAGCGTCACGCCACCAATGCCCAGCGCGTCCGAAATCTCAAGCGCCTTTGCATTGGGAACCGCTTCGCTCGTGGTATGGAACCACATGTTGACTGTCAGCGATACCGCACCGCCGCCCCATGCGTCAAACACGGCATCATATGTCAGGTATGGAAGTACAGCGTCATCCGGCACGGCGTTGCTAGGGTATGCGGTCATAAACCGTCCGAAAAACTGCTGTAATGCAGCGCTCTTTGTCATGTAGGCAATCCCTCCCGCAATCGTTCAGCCGTAAAACTTTTTAGGTTTTGCAGCATCGGGGAAGCGCTTGCAGGGGCTTGCTTTTCTTCCGGGCGGCTCGTAACCCGGAAATATGCCCCGGTAGTAACGTCCTTGTACACGCTGCCATACTCGATGGGCACATCTTTCCGCACAATGCCGGTATACACGCTGGCCACGCCCTGCGCTTCGGCCTGCCGTGCTTCAAGGCTGCTGTCCAGTGCAACGTAATTCGCAAACTCTGCTCCCTCTCTCCACGCGGTAGCATAGCCGCCTTCTCCGTCGGGCTTTGTCAGCTTGTCCATGATGATGCAGCGATGCGAAAAATCATCTAAAAGGCTCATAGCTTTCTCCATTTGTTCAGCCGGGACGCAAACACACCCTGCCAGCCCGTCACAGAACCACCAGAATCGCCGTTCGCGCTCGATTTGGTGTAACTATACCCCGCAAAACTCTCGCTTTGAAACGGGCTGTTTGCAGCGCTCTCATACTTGTTGCGCCATGCTTCCACATCCTCAACCAGAGAAATAAAGGCAGCTGGCACAGCCAGCGCCCACACAGCACCGTCAAACGTTTCATCGGTCAAGCCGCCAGCACCGTACTGGTGCACGCCATCGTTGAAAACGCTCCCGATAATGCGGAAATATTGCCCATCAACTAAAAAAGGCAGCGTAATGCTGCCGTCCTTGATGGTAAATGTGCCGCTGTACGCGCCATCTGGGACCTTAAACCAGTTCCGGCACTCTCGCATCAATTCTTCAAGCATTACGCTGCCCCCTTTTTACTGTACTGCCTTGACAGTTTTTGCGCTCCGGGTTTCTGCGGGCGTAATGGTGGCAACGGCGATACCGTCCAGGTACTCTGCCCAAAGCTTCATGCCCATAAGAGCGTACATATCGCCAGTTGCGCGGCTGTAGTCTCCGTCAACATGCACGCCAATCAGGTTGGTTTCTCCCTCGACGGTATAGTTCAGGCCCAGCTTGGCGAAATCGCTGTCGGCGGGGTCGATGTAATACAGGTCGATGTTCTCAACAGGGACGGCAATAACCTTGTTGCGGGCGATGTACTTTTCGGGCAGCAGGAACAGGGTGGAATAACCCATGAAATTCTGAACATAGGTCAGGCCGAAGGCGGTCTGCGTGGTGATTTCCTTGTCGCCCAGATAGCCGTAGAAGTCCAAAATGTTGGCAAAGCCTACAACCTCGGTAACATCACGGTCCATGCTGGCGAACTTGTCCAGCACGTTGCCCTTTGCCAGAGCAAGACCCTGCTGCCAAGTGGTAGCAGCTACAGCCAGAGAGCCAGTGTTCAGGAAGGTGTAGAAGTCGCCCAGAACCTTGTTCTGCAGGGCGACAAGGAACGCCTCGTCGGTCTTTTCAACGGCAACATCTGCGCCGTATTTGGCGACTGCCTCAACGGATACGCTCTTGGCATACTTGGCAATCTCAATGTCGCCGTAGGTTTTGGGAGCGACCTTCATCTTGGTCAGCGGAATCTCATCGCCCTCGGCAACGGACGTACCGCCAGCCAGAGTGCCGTCAATAGCGGCCTCATAGGAGACCAGCTTCGTGCCGGGGGCCTTGCGGATGGGGCGCATAATGCCCATGATGGTGCGCAGCGCGTCCCAGTTCTTGCCAAAGCGGGTGACGAAGTCAACCTCGCGGGCGTTGACAGTAATCTGGGCGGCGGTAGTCAGGTTAGTTTTTGCAGCCATATTTTGGCTCCTTTCTGTTAATCGTCAGATTCGTTTTGCATGAGGTTCACAAGCGCCGCCTGCCGCTCGGAGGTGGACAGTACATAACGGCCCTTGTCGTCCGTCTTGTAGATGTCCTCCAGCGTCATGGCCTTGCCGCCATTGTTGGCAGGGGGAGTAGACGTGTCTGCGCCTTTGGTGCTGCTCTTGGTGATGTACTCGCCATAATCGGTCTTGAGGCTCTTTTCAAGTGCAGCTGCGTCTTTGATAGCGCCCTTGTCATCCAATTCCAGTTTGTCAAGCAGGCCGTCTCCCTTTGCAAGGCGTGCGACAGAGGAAATCCGTTTTTCAGAAATGCCGATTTTCAGCAGGACGTCGGACAGTGCCTTTTCTTTGGCAGCCGTTGTTTTTTCAGCGTCTACGTTGGCCTTGTAGTCACAAAAAGCCTTGTGCTCTGCTTCATACTTAGCCTTGTAGCCGCCGTCGCCCTGCGCTTTCAGGTCGTCCAACTCCTTCTGAACGCCCGGCAGCTTTTCTGCATCGGCTTTATACCGCGTGACGTCGTCTTTCAGCGGGTCTACAACGCCCAGATGGAGCGCCACCAGCTGATTTTCAATTTCGTCAGTGCAGCTTTCGCCAATAATTTTACGGATTTCAGCGCGTGTAAATTTTGCCATGGGGGTTCTCTCCTTTTCTTCGGTGGCGGTTCTTCGCCATTTGAGTTTTATTTATTCAAAACAGCAGTGCTTCGCTGTTTTTGCGTATAAAAATAGCAACCGCCGAGAAAGTCTCGGTAGTTGCTAGGTAAACTTGCCTTTTACGGTTTCACTTCAACGCTGGGCAGCACATTTGTGTGGAAATACAGCTTGTAATGGTACGGGTCTGTGTGTGTTCCTGTAATGTCTTCGACAACATACATAGTGTAGCTGTTTAGGTAGATGTAATTTTTCCTGTAAGTATCGGGGCCAACCTTTACAGTGCAGACAAGCTCGTTGCTGGAATTGTTGGAGATAGACATATATCCCTCGGCTTCCATAATGACCTTGTCTGTTCTGGCGTTGTATACTGTGATTTTTCGTTCGCTCTCAAAGTAATCGGCCTGTTTAGAAATATTGGAGTTTGCTCTATCGGCTTCGGAGCAGCCACATAAAAGCAAAACTGAGGCCATAACTGCGATTGCGATATAAATAATCTTTTTCATGTGTTTTCCTCCCAATAAAAAGAGCCGAGAGGCTTATTTGCCTTTCAGCTCGGATTCAATTATTTTCTTGTACTGGTCTACATGGTCTGCGACAGCGGGCTTGATGTACGGTTTAGCGCGTTGTCCGTGGGTCAGATGCCAATCGCCGTTTTCGTCTTGATACGTCCACGGTGTTTGTCTGCCGCCGGGGTAATAAACGCCCGTGCCGCACTCCACATAAACTGCATACTCGCTGTTTGTGCCGATATACGCAGCTTTTTCGCCGTCGTTTACCATATGTGTAATGCTGTTGCGCAGATTGCCAGTGTCAACAGGGCATAGCTTTTTAGCGTGCCCTTCAGCAACAAGCCCGCACTTTTCGAGCGCTCTTCCAACAGCAGCATCAAGCGCTTCTAGCACCTCGGCGCTGTGGTCTTCAAGTGTGATTTTCATTTTAACTTTTCGATTTCGTTTTCACTGCAATCAATAATTTGATTGTTTTCGTCAAGTTCGATAAGGTAACGCAAAACGTCCGTGCCCCGTATATCTACCACCACACCAATTTTTCCAGATGCAGTTACTTTTACTTTATCAAATTCGCGTATCACTTGTCTGCATCCTTTCTATAGGCTGTTGTAATTCTCGGTTTTCCGTTGCCGGGTTCTTTTATCCAGCAAGTCAAGAATTGCTTTTTCTCCGTTATCCCCAACTTCATGGGAATCGAATACTTTTTGCTCCCATCTTCCAGCTCTATTACATTTTGAACTTTGCTCTCATCGTATTGCTTTGCAATATCGTATCGTAGCTGTATCGGGTTTTCCTTTGCATATCCAACGTCGAAAAATTCTTTCGCATGTTTTGCGCCGGGCTTCAAAAGATATTCTTTGAATTTTCTTTCCGTCGTTTCGCATTGCGCTTTTTCTACAAACATTGTTTGCCTTTTTAAGGTCTTTAACGCGTGCCAAATTTCAATATCATTATACTTTAAATCTTGGAACTTGTAAACTGAATCTGGCACTTTATCGCCTAAAACTTTGCGGTATTCCGCAAATTGTCTTTTGTCGGATGAAAAATTACGCCCTTTTTTCATATATGTTTCCCACGCATATCTGTTTTCTGCTTCTTTCCAGCTATCCCATTGCGTGTAATTCATATATGGGACAAGTACGCTTCTCCCTGTTTCTGGGTCTATCGCTCTCCGCAACTCATGCCGCGATTTTGGCACATCTGGCAAATCCGCTATTGTTGTGCAGCGGCAATTATACACTAGGTATCCCGGCGCAGATTCATCGCCAGGCTTCATGAGCTTATAACCATCAATAATAAACGGCTTTTCCACATCTACCGTTTGCCCGTCTGCCACCGCGTGCGCATGCCGCGTGCGGTTGTCTAACGTTGCCACCCATTGTTTTTTCAGCTTGATGCCCATGTCTTGTGCGGCACGGTAAGTATCTAGCCGTCCCGCGTTCTCTGCTGCTGTGACCGCCGTTCTGGCCGTTCGGATAGCGCTTGCGCGGCTCATGTCCCGCATACGGCTTTGCAGGTCATCCGCAATCTTGCCAATTCCCTTGCCTTGCAGAATGGAGCTTGTGACGCTGGCTGTGATTTGCTGCTTGCCGTACTTCAAATCAATGCCACGCTGCAATGCACGCTTTGGCGGGTAGTACGGCATCAAGTCAGGCTGCTCCACAATCAGACGTTTCACTGTCTGCTCATCCCACAGCGTAAAATCTGCTTTGTCGGAAACCTGCTCGATTTTGTAAGCAGAGTAATTGCGGTTCAAGCTGTAAATGCCAGGCGTGGCGTCATTGACATAGGCCACAGCCGTTTCGTTGGCGTTGGTGTATCTTTCTGCCACCTTGTCCCGCAGCGCCGCAAAACGCTTCCCGCGCCCAATCTGCGCAAGCCGCCACTGCTTATATTGCTGCTCCGTGATTTCGCCTGCATCGAGCTTTTCTTTCATGGCTGCATCACGCTTGGCGAACTGCTCAAAATAGGATTTCACCGTGTCGGTCAATTCGTCAGCAGCTTTTTTGTACAGCTTTGCGATGCGCTGTTCCAGCTTTGCAAGCTCGGCATCTGTCATTTTGTGGGCGTAATCAGGTTTCATTTACGTCTACTTCCACGTCGACTTGCTGTTGCCTTTCTCTGAGCCCGTTTGTTTCCACCCATCTGCGCATCCATTGTATTTAAGAAGTTGCTTGTTGCTTTTCTATCAGCTCTATAGGCCTCTTGTTTTTTTTCATATTGCTTTTTATTATATGTTTTTACGCCATATCCCAGATTTTGCGCGTTTCGCATGATTTGTGATGCTGATAAATTGATAGAATCACCATTTTCGCTATAAACTTTGCCGTTTTTGACAACATACCCAGCGCGTGCCCCATCCATATCAATATCAAACGCAACAACGCCGCGCGGTGTTCCACTGCCGCCCCTGCCGCTTCCAGAACCTCTACCACCCATTCTTACATCTCCTTTTTACTTGCTTATAATATGGCTGAATCCTCGTGACATTCCAGTCAAATTCTTCATGGCATTTGCCATACCACAAAATCTCACTGGGTTCAAGCCTTGCCAATGCCGCCCGAACGCCTTTTTCAAACAGCGCTTGATTCTGCTTGCTTTTCTGCGTTACCACGCTAGAAATCGCCACAATCGAATGTTGTGGCTCGCCGTCAAAACACCACTCGTAGCTTTGTTCATTGCTCCAACACAGGGTTGGCACAACGTGAATCCCGCATTGCTGCCAGTATGCCGCCAGCCAGTGCTTGCGATAGTGATTGTATATCTGCATAGCAAGCGGCATATCTGTATACATTGAGAAATCAGGCGCACACACAGCGCCAAATTTTTGAAGCAACGGAATGTACTTGTCCGGCTGATTCCACACCCTTTGGAATTGATAATCATCCACGAAAAAGTGAACGCCTTTTGTTGCGCAGTCCGTACAGGTTTTAGCAAAGTTGAACGGAATCCATTCCAGATGCCGCACATCAATGTGTTCCGGCTGGATAATCGGCGTATCGTATTTTCCAACTCCTAAAAAGTTGGCTTTGTCGAGGTTTTCAAAATTCAACATCTTGTCACTCCTCGCCGTTGGTCGTGCGGTCTAACTCCTCTGCCGCCTTTCGATTCATCAATTCATCGTACTGGTCTGCGTCGCCAAGGATGGTCAGCAGCTTTTTGGTGATGTATTCATCATCGTAGTATTCTGCACCCAGCAAGACCGTCTGCGCCTCTTCCTGCTTGTTGATGATTTGGTTGCGCGTATATGTCGGCTCGTCATCAAGCCCGGCAACCGCCAAAATACCCTTGATGCAGCGCGTCACGCAGCTTTCAAACTTGTCCGTTTTCAGGTCGAGTGGCACATAACTGGCCTTGATAGCCGTTGCAGTTTGGTTGCCAGCGCTGACAGCCGCAGAATCAAAGGCCTGAAAGTCCTCGTATAGCTTTTTGGTGAGCATATCAATAGTCGCCTGCGTGCCTTGGAACGGAGCTTCGATGCTCTGTGGCGTGGCCTTTGCGCCCTCGTCACCGTCAGCGTGAGCGACATGGGTCGTTTTAAGACGCTCGATGAACTTTGCATCGTCCTGCTCGTCCATGCCTCCGCAGTTGGTCAGAACCCAGAAAATCAGGTTGCCTTCGTCAACGTTGTTTACCATGTTGGAGCTTGCAAGGTCGAGCGCGTCAATGGTATTCTGTCGCCCCTGTAGCTCGCTGTGGGCCTTCTAGGGCAGCCTATTGTTGTGCTCATTTTGATACCTCCTCTACACAAGCCATGTTCTGGCGCAGATTGAGGGATTCGGGATTGAGAATGCAAGCCGGGGCGACAGCGCCGTTGAGACACGCACCAACACAGCCAAACCGACCACCAATATCCGCAGAGCGAGGGCTTTCTGAACGTGGGCAATAGTTCTGGGGGACAGGTTGGCTTGCAGCATGGCGCACCAGACCTCGTTATAACAGCGTGCCGCGATGCGGTCTGACTGCTCCTCTAGCAGCTGCTTTGTGACGAGCTGTGCAGCGTTCATGGCGTCGGAGGCCAGCGCGTGGCGTTTGGCATAGCATTTCATGGGTTACACT